ATTAAAAACAATTGAATTAGGAAAGAAATATGAATTAGCACCTACACCTCCACAATTAGGATTTTATAATAGTTGTATTTTGACAAGTATTGTAGGATCATTTTCACCAAATAATACTGTTACTAGTTCTAGTGGTGGAAATGGAATAACAGATAGATTTGATTTTGATAAAGGATTATTAAGAATTAAAAATGTTACTGGTACTTTTGCTGTTGGTGATACGGTAACATCACAATTAGGTAGTACAGCAACTATTAAAAAAATTGACGCTACTATTGCTTCAATTAATGTTGTTTCAGTTGCAGATACGGATGGTAAATTTATTAATGAAGATGGTAAGCTTTCTGAAACAACAATGAGAATACAAGACAGTAAATACTATCAAGATTTTTCTTATGTATTAAAAGTTGCTAGTTCAATTTCAGTATGGCGGGACGCATTTAAAAAGACAATGCACACAGCAGGATTTTATTTTACTGGTCAAGTAGATATTACTTCAAGATTAAGTGCTAAAGGAAGATTACCATTAGTTGGTGCTGTTTCTGGTAAACAAGAAGTTGAAATACCAATATTTGCAATTCTTAATACTCTATTCTCTACAATTTTTGCACGAAGATTAGGAACAGTAGATGATGGAACATCTTTAAGAGCAAATGCTCACGAAGGTGGAACATCATATCAACAAGGAGATTCACTTGAACACTTTGCTGCTAATCAAAGAGATATTACATTAATAAGAGAACCAATAGATTTAGATTATACAAGTAGAAAGAGGTCAATTATTAATGGTGTTCTTGTTAAACGAGGATGGGCATACGCAGGTCCTAGGTGGGGCAATCTTAATAAATGGGCAAATACTCTATATGGTTCAACAACTGCTGGTCACGGAATTACATTTAAAACGTTAGAAGAATTAGAAGTTTTTGGGACAAATTCCAATTTAAATGGAAGAGGTGGAATTTTCTTAATGACTTCTCACGTAGATGGTAAGAATATTAAGATGAATTTTGCTTTGCCATCAACAATTACATATAATAGAAATCTATTTAGTAATACAGTAGCGGAATTTAGTTCTACTTCAACAACTTTTGATAATGCTTCAACATAATCTTTATAAATAGTAAAGTAATTTAAAGGAACAAATGGCTAAACAATCAATTTCAATAGGATCAATTGCAAATGACGGAACAGGTAGCAACCTACGTGACGGTGGAGATATAATCAATGATAATTTTAATGAACTTTATACAGCTATAGGTGACGGTAGTGTTATAGACCAAGGTAGATTATATAATATAGTAGGTGGTACTGGTATTGGCACAAATTTAGTTGGTAATGATTTAACTCTAACTGCTGATGTTTCAGCCGATTCTACTGCTACTCTTACAAACAAAACAATTGATATAGCAAGTAATACAATACAAAATGCAAATCTTCTTCCAGCAATAAGTATTGTTGACAACTCTTCAACTGTTACACAAATTGCTTTAGGTGAAACTTTAGGAATTATAGGTGGAGGTGGTATTAATACAACGGTAACTGGAGATTCAGTATCAATTGCAATTCAAAATATTACAAATACAGAATTAGACGCTAATGCTGGAATTTTAAATACACAATTAGCAAATGATTTTGTAACATTAGGTTATACAAATGTTGCGTTAGGTTCTACTGCTACGACAGTAAGTGGATTATCAATTACTGGTTTTGCTCATTTTGTAACTACTGGTGAAAATTCAGCTATAAGATTCAATCATCCAGATTTTTCTCAATTTCCACTTTATACATCCTATGCAGGTTCTCCTGCTTTAGCTGAAGATACAGGTAAACCATATTTTGCAACTGCTACAGGTTACATTGAAGTACTAACAGAAAATTCTGCTTTAGTTTCTACAGATAAATCAAATACAGGTGATGGTTCTACACTAACATTTACAATAACTGCTGGACGTACTGTTGATAATATTCTAGTTTTTGTTGATGGACTATGTTTAATTCCTACAGACGATTATCAAATTTCATCAACAACTTTAACTTTCACAGTAGCTCCTGCTAATAGTGCTAAAATAGTAATAAGGTATATAGGTTAGTATAAACTCGTATAAATATAAGAAAAGGAATAATAAATGCCAGCGATTATAACAAATAAATTTAGAGTTCACAATAGTGAACAATTCCAAGAAGCTTTAAGTGAAGCCTCTGGAAATACTTTTTATTTAGGAATTGGTAGACCACAAGAATTTACTACTTCTACAAGAGGTGATGGTAGAACAAATAACGAAGGAACAGATTTATTACCTGTAACACCTGCCGATAATGTTAATACACAAAATTTTACTTATGATGATATGTTGGCGTGTAAAAAAGTTACAAGTACAAATGTTGGCTTTGTAGTTCCTAGAAGAAATTGGGCAACTGGCACAGTTTATGATTATTACAGAAATGATATTGGTGAATATGCAACAGGCACAACAACAGTTACAACTACTAATAGTGGTGCTACAAATTTATATGACTCAACGTTTTATATATTAACATCACAAAGAAATGTTTATAAATGTTTAGATAATAATAACAATGCTACTTCTACAGTAGAACCTACTGGAACATCAACAACTATTCAATTAACTGCTGACGGTTATAAGTGGAAATATATGTACACTTTAACTGCTTCAATGCAAGCAGAATTTTTATCTGTAGATTTTATGGCAGTTGGAACAGATTCAACAGTAAGTTCAGCGGCAGTTGATGGTGCAATTAATGTAGTTAAAATTAAAACTCCAGGTTCCGCTGGAACAGATGGTGACCACGCAGGTGTTCCTATAAGAGGTGATGGAACAGGTGGGGTTTGTTCAGTAACAATTTCTTCTGGTGCTGTAACAGCAATAACCGTAACAACTCCAGGTACTGGATATACTTTTGCTTATATTAGAATTGCAGATATTAATTCAGCTGGTGGCGGAGCATTAATTTCTACAGAAATTGATGTGATTATAGAACCAATCGGTGGACACGGATTTAATGCAGTTGAAGAGTTAGGTGGATTTTTTGTTATGTTAAATTCAAGTTTAGAAGGAACAGAATCAGGCAATTCTGGTGACGTTACAGTTGCAAATGATTTTAGAAAAATATCATTAATAAGAGATCCTAAATCAAATGGAGTTGCTTCTACAGCTACTACGTTAAGAGCAACAACGGCTACTGTTGGTTCAGTATCAACAGGAACATTTACAGTTGATGAAGAAATAAATCAAGCTTCAACTGGTGCAGTTGGAAAAGTAATTGAATGGGACTCTACTAATAAAATTTTATATTTTATACAAACAAGACACAATGATGAGGGGATAGATAGTAACGGAAATCAAACAGCTTTTAGTGGAACAAATATTATAACTGGACAACTTTCAAATGCAACAGTGACACCTGATACAACATCAGGTACAGTTAATCAACAAACATTTTCAAATGGATATTCAAGTTCAGAAATTGACCACGGCTCTGGTGATATAGTTTACGTTGAAAACAGAGCACCAATTACAAGAGCTGCGGATCAGACCGAGAATATCAAATTGATTATAGAATTTTAGGGGAATTAAATTAAATGCCAAGTCCAATAGATTTTAATGTAAGTCCCTATTATGATGATTATTCAAAAACGAATAATTACCATCGGATATTATTCCGACCAGCATTTGCTGTTCAAGCAAGGGAACTAACACAAGCACAAACTATAGTACAGAATCAGATTGAGCATTTTGGTGACCACGTATTTAAAAGTGGTTCATCTGTTATTCCTGGACAATTATCTATTGACACTTATTATACAGCAATAAAATTAACATCTAAATCAGCTTCAAACATAAACGATTATAATAGTACAACTTTAACTGGAGGAACTTCAGGAGTAGTTGCACAATGTATAGGTGTGTCTGTTGCTGATGGTACTGATCCAGATACACTATTCATAAAATACGATAAAACAGGAACAGATAAAGTTTCTACAGTATTTACAGATACAGAAATAATTACTTCAAGTGCTGATGGTAATCCAACTGCTGTTGTGGCTTCAACACATACAGGTTCAGCGACTGGTATTGCTACTGGTGTTTATTATATTAATGGATATTTTGTAAATATAGCTGCTTCAACTTTAGTATTAGACAAATATACAAACACACCTTCATATAGAATAGGATTATCGGTAGCAGAAAGTTTTACGTCTGCTTCAGATGACGTTGCTTTAAATGATAATGCAGCTGGTTCTACAAATTATAATGCTCCAGGTGCTCATAGATTTAAAATTTTATTAACACTTACAAAGAAAATTTTAGGTGCTACAGACGATACCAATTTTATAGAAATTGCTCGTGTTCAAAATGGTCAAATAAAAGTTCACGCTAGAAATAGTCAATACGCTGTATTAGAAGAAACACTTGCTCGTAGAACATTTGACGAGTCTGGTGACTATACAGTTGACGAACCTGATTTTGATGTAAGAGAATCAGTAGAGTTAGGAAATAATAGAGGAATTTATACCGATGGTGCAACCACATCCGATGGTGGCACAGCAGCAACATCAATGTTAGCAATTGGTATTGCACCTTTCAAATCATATGTAAGAGGTTTTGAGGCAGAAAGAATTGGAACAACTTGGTTAGATGTTGATAAGGCAAGAGATTTTGATACACAAAATAATCATAAAACAAGATTTGATATTAAAAATTTTGTTTATGTAGATAATGTATATGGAACACCAGATGTTAATTTTGTTTCTGGTGATTCTGAAGCATTTAAAACAATTAATTTATACGACACAGCAACAGCTGTTCGTGGTACTGAACAATCAACATCTGGTAATAATACTCCAGGAATTGGAAGAGCTAAATCACGAGGATTTGAATTAGCAAATGGAACAGAATCGGCAGATATTTTTGCTCAAACATCAACTTGGAAACATTATATCTTTGATGTTGAGATGTTTACTCATCTTAAAATTTCAGACAACACAACATTTACAACTGGAGAAATTGTATCAGGATCAACTTCTGGTACAACTGGTTATGTACAGGCAATTTCATCTAGTACTTCAGCAACAATTACAGCTGCTACACAAGCTGATCCAGTAGTTATAACAGCAACTGGTCACGAAATTAAAGACGGTGACGCTGTTTCTATTGCTGATATAGTTGGTATGACAGATTTAAATGGTAACACTTATTATGTTAAAGTAGTGGATGCTGATAGTTTTAGTTTACACGATTCAGTAGGTAATACAATAGATGGAACTGGTTTTGGTGTTTATTCTTCTGGTGGAACAGCTTCAACAGGTACGGTAATATTATCTAGTGTTGAAGGAATATTTGCTGCTTCAGAAACAATTACAGGACAAACATCAAATAATTCAGCTATTATAAAAGCAGATTTATATGGTAATGCTGGAGTTCAAAATAAAGAATTTTCTCAAACAAAACAAATTGGTATGGCAGGAAGTCCAACTTATACTGCTGATACTTCATTATCAACTTCTTATGGAGGCAGTACTCAATTAAGTGGTAATGTTTCAATTGCAAATTCAGACGCTACTTTACTTGGTAATGGAACTAAATTTATATCAGAATTAAGACCAGGAGATTCGGTTACTTGGTTAGATGATGTAAATACAACTACAACAGGTTTAGTACAAAGAGTTATATCTAATAACGAAGTAGAATTAACTGCTAACGTTGGTGGTTCGGATGTATCAGTAGCAGCAATTGCAACAAGACAAAGAAGTAAATTACAAAATCCTGAAAAGAATATTGGTTTATTTGAATTACCTTATAAAACGGTTAAAACTTTAAAGACAACAACAAATTCAAATTTAACTGATACTAACTTTAATGTTAGACGACAATTTACAGGAACGTTATCTTCAAATGGAGATTTATCTATTACTGCAGGTACAAATGAAATTTTTGCTTCCCAAGATGATGGAGATTTTTCTGTATCAGTTATGTCAACAGGTGGTGGTGGTACAGGTGCTGTTGGAGACACATTAAACACCAGAGGTAGTAACCACGAAAGTGATCCTATCTTTGCATTAGGTGGTTCACCTTCAGGAAAATCTTTAACTTTTGATTTTGGTGCAGACTTTGCTGGACATAAAGTTAAAATATTAGCAACACTTGCTAGAACGGTTGCAGGTTCAAAAACAAAATCAGCAAATGATGATACAACGGTTAATATTTCAGACCAATCAATTATTGAATCTGGTGTCATTGGATTAGGAAAAGCGGATGTTTATAAATTAGAAAATGTTTATATGTCAGCAGCTTTTGGTTCACTTGCAAGTATAGGTGATACAGATATTACAAGTAGATTTGAATTAGATACAGGACAAAGAGATAACTTCTATGACATTGGAAGAATTAAATTAAAAACAGGATCATTAGTTCCGTCTGGACAATTACTTGTTAAGTTTGATTATTTCTCTCACGGTTCTGGAGATTACTTTGATGTAGATTCCTATTCTGGTGTTGTTAACTATGAAGATATTCCAAGTTATACTTCCGATACAACTAGTAAAATATATCAGTTAAGAGATTGTTTAGATTTTAGACCTAGAGTAGATGACGCTTCAACTATCAATAGTGGTAATGCTGATAGAACATATGATGGCGCTGGTGCGTCAACAGTAGATGTTGTAGAATTTAATTCAGACATAACTGCTGATATGGAATATTATTTAAAACGTATAGATAAAATTTTCATTACAAAAGATGGACAATTAAAAGCATTACCAGGTGCTTCGGATTTAAATCCTTTAAAACCAGGAAATTTAGATGGACATTTACATCTTGCAACTTTACATATACCATCATATACTTTAAATCCAGATGAGGTTGAAGTAGAAAAAATTGATAACCGAAGATATACAATGAGAGATATTGGACATTTGGAAAGAAGAATATCAAATGTAGAATATTATACATCACTATCATTATTGGAAGCAAATGCTCAATCAATGCAAATACAAGACGCTGATGGTTTAGATAGATTTAAAAATGGATTTGTTGTAGATAATTTTACAGGACACAATGTTGGTGATGTTAGAAATTTTGATTATAAATGTGCAATGGATATGGAACGTGGTGAAGTGCGACCAATGTTTAATCAGGATGCAGTTACTTTGGAAGAAGTAGATGAAGATGGTTCGGCAATTTTAGCTGCTGATAGAACAGCAGCCGGTTATACAAAAACTGGAGATTTAATTACTTTACCATATACAGAAACATCGGTAATTCAAAATCCTTACGCAACTCAAACAGAAAATTTAAATCCATTTATGATATTTGATTGGATTGGTAATATAACATTAACACCTGCTGTAGATGAATGGAGAGAAACGGAAAGAGTTCCTGAAATAACAGCTGATATTGGTGGTTCTTTTGACCAATTAGCTAGAGATTTAGGATTAGATAATACAGGAGATTTATCTGAAATTCCTTTAGGTACTGCTTGGAACGAATGGCAAACTGAATGGACAGGAAATCCAAGGTCTTGGCAAAGTGGAAATGTTATTACTTCACAAACAGATTCAATTCAAACAAGAGGCGGAATAACAACAAGTGTAATACCTAGGACGGTAATGCACAGCCTTGGAGATAGAGTTGTTTCAGTTAACTTTGTTCCATTTATTAGAAGAAGAACAATAACTTTTGTAGCTGAAGGTATGAGACCTAATACAAGAGTTTATCCTTACTTTGATAACGTTGCGGTTTCAACTTATACACAACCTGATGGTGGTTCAATGGGTGGTAATTTAAATACAGACGCTAATGGATATGTTGCAGGTTTTTTTGATATACCTGATCCAACCAATGATTCAAATCCAAGATGGAGAACAGGTAAGAGAGTATTCAGATTAACAAGTTCTTCAACAAATTCAACTGATAGAACAGCGATTGCTACATCAGCGGAATCTGATTATGACGCAAAGGGATTATTAAACACAATGCAAGGTGTTAATATTTCTACTAGAGAAACAGAAACAGTTAGAACAACAGTTAATGAAACAAGACAAATTACAAATACAACTAGACAAACTATTCCACCACCACCTCCACCACCAAATAGAGGAGG